GACTTTGAAGTGGCTTCCTTTGCCTGCTTCGAAGGTCACCCCTTGGGCCTTCAACCATCGTCTGAACTCGCTGAACTTCATCACCTCGCCTCGTTGTTTGGATGAGTCCATTCTACAACATTTTTGTGTTAATACAACATAAATGTTGTATTTGTATGTTGGGTTGTTTCTGGGCTTACACAGACCTTTTTATTCCTTCACTCCCATGCCGGGAGGATACCGAGATGCCAAACATGCCCGACAAACCAGACACTTGGCTGCTCGTTTTCGCGTGGCTGAGTCAGCATGCACCGACGATCTACGCCGGTGCACTGTCATTCGTGGTGGGTGCGTTGCGGATCATCTACGGTGGAGGCACGCGGCGTCAGGCACTACTTGAAGCCTCTCTGTGCACGCTGATCACCATTGGCCTGATTCCGTTGCTCGAGTACTTCGGCCTACCGCAAAACTTCGCCACTGCTGCCGGTGTGTTCATCGGCTTTCTTGGCGTGAAGAAGATCGCGGATCTTGCTGATCGGTTCGCCGACTTCAAGCTTCCTCGGCGTGCCGAGTAAGTCGCAGCGTCAGATGTTTTCGTGGGGAGAGACATGCTCAAGATCGACGCTCGCACCAATGTTGAGGAACTTTCCAAGGCATTGCGCACGGTCGGCAGCAAACAGATTCCTTTTGCTTTTGCTCTGATGGCCACGCGGCTGGCGATGCTCGTTAAGCAGGGCGAGCTATCAGTGATGAGGGCGCGCCTTGATCGGCCAACGTCCACCACTATGAACAGCCTTTATGTGAAGGCGGCCAAGAAGGGAAACCCTGAGGCACGTACGTTCTTTAAGGATGCGTGGACATCGGGTGTACCGGCTGACACCTACCTGCAACAGCCAGTGAAGGGCGGTCGTCGACCACATAAGCGTTTCGAGAAAGCATTAATCTCACGCGGCATCATGAAGCCAGGGCAGTACGCAATCCCAGCAGCATCAGCACTCAATCAATTCGGCAACGTACCGCGCGGCACGATCATGAAGATCCTGTCGGGCCTCGGTGCGGCCGAGACTGTCGGTGGTGTGCAGGCCAACGCCTCGGGCAGCAAGCGCAGTAAGCGCAAGGGCAACGCCCAGAAGTATTTCGCAGGTGATGTCGATGGCACCCAAGGTATTTGGGAGAGGAAGAAGACCGCGTTCGGTGATGCCGTACGCCCTGTCTTCATCTTCAGTGAGGGCGAGCCTGGGTATCGAGTGATCGTTCCGTTCTACAAGATCGCAGACAACATCGTGAAGGCGAACCGAGCGAAGGAATTCGCCAGCGCGATGGATCAGGCACTGTCCACAGCCCGGGGCTGACGGTCAGGGCAGGGGGGTACCCCCCCCTTTGGGTCCTTCCCGGGGCCCCAGCCCCTTGCGGGTAATTCGGGCCCCGCCCATCAAATATGTGTGACCTTTTTTTAGAGGTTGGTTGTTGTTTAATCATGGCCAAAAACGAAACAACCAAACAGCGCGGCTGGTTGAACAAATCCGAGATGGCGTCGAGCCTCGGGATTTCGCCGCAAGCCTTTGACAAATGGGGAGTTGCGCCTGTCGCGCGCATAGGTCGAGAGGCGTTTTACACCGTGCAGAATGTGGTCGAAAACCGCGTTGAACACGCGCAACGGAAACAACAACCAGCGGGGGAGGGAACCGAAGGTCTCGATCCGTTGATTGAATACAAGCTGCTCGAAGAGCGCCGTGGACTTACCGCTGCTCAACGGGTCGCCCAGGAGAAGAAGAACCTGGTGCTCGACAAGCAACTGGTGCCCGTCCCGTTCGCCACATTTGCCCTAGCCAAGATTGCCGCTCAGATCGGCTCCAAGCTGGATACCGTCGGCAAGACTGTCGGCCGTCGTCACCCTGAAGTTGATGCCCGCGTGATTGAGTCGATGGAGCGTGAAATAGCGATCGCTCGAAATATTGCCGCCAGCTTCGGCGAGCAACTTCCGGAATTATTAGATGAGTACGTCGAGTCCATGGCTGAATGATCTTCGTAAGTCGATCAAGCTAGGACTTCAGGCGCTCTATAAAGAACCGCCGTTGACGGCCACCGAGTGGGCCGACAAGCACTTCTACATGTCTGCCGAGTCTTCCTACAACGAGGGCAAGTGGACCACTGACCCGTTTCAGGTTGCGATCCTCAATAGCATGGGGAATGACCTGATCAAGTTCGTAAACTTCATCAAGTCTGCGCGGATCGGTTACACCAAGTTGTTGATGGCGAACATCGGTTACAAGATCCAGCACAAGCGCCGCAACGTAATGATGTGGAGCCCGACTGACCCGGACGCCGAGGACATTAGCAAAAGCCACGTCAGCGGCATGATCCGCGACGTTCCTGTGATAGGCGAGCTGGCTCCGTGGTTCGGTAAGAAACATTCCAACAACACTCTCGACCAGAAAATCTTTTCCAACCGCAGAACGCTCTGGATAAAGGGCGGCACGGCATCGCGCAACTTCCGCGAGAAGTCTGCCGATGAGGTTATCTATGACGAGCTTTCAAACTTTGACGCCAGCATTGAGGGTGAGGGCTCGCCGACCACTCTTGGCGACAAGCGCCTCAAGGGCGCCACTTACCCCAAGTCCATTCGAGGGTCGACACCAAAGCGGGTCGGCTCCTGTCAGATCACCAAGGCTGTGGAGGAGTCGCCTTATCTGTTGCGGTTCCACATCAACTGCCCCCATTGCCAGAAAGAGCAAACGCTCCAGTGGGGAGGCAAAGATTGCGAGTTTGGGCTGAAGTGGGAGAAGAACGATTTAGGGGAAGCCACCAAGGCTTGGTATCTGTGCGAGAACGCTGCCTGCGTGATCTGGCACAACGAGATGGTGGAGGCTTCTAAGACTGGGCGATGGATCTGTGACAACACAGGCATCTCAACCCGGGACGGCATGGACTGGATTGATAAGTCCGGCGAGCCGATCCGCACGCCGCGGTCGGTGAGCTTCAGCGTCTGGGCCATCTATAGCACTTGGACCACCTGGCTTGAATTGGTTGATGAATGGCTGAATGTCAAAGGCGACGTTGAGAAGCTGATCACCTTTATCAACACCACACGCGGCGAGACATGGGACGACGACCAGGGTGAAAAGCTCGACTCCGAAGTTCTGTACGGTCGCCGCGAAGTTTATCCGCAGGTACCGGCCCTCGGTCTGGTCCTTGTTGGCGGCATCGATACTCAGGACGACCGTTTCGAGGGCCGCGTCTGGGCATTCGGTGCGGGCGAGGAAGCGTGGTTGGTTCATCGCTTCATTCTGATGGGCGACCCTGCCAGTGAAGAGCTCCGCCGTAAGGTAGGGCTTGAGTTGCACCGGCAATTCACCCGCGCGGACGGCACCGTCATGAAGGTTGAACGCTGGACGTGGGACGCCGGCGGTCACTATGCGGATGAGGTGTACGCCGAGAGCCGCAAGCACGGCGTGCAATGGGTTGTGCCAATCCGCGGTGCGACCATCTACGGCAAGCCGATCGCGAACTTCCCGCGCACGAAGAACAAGGTGCACAAGGTCTTCCTCACCGAAGTCGGTACCGACAATGCCAAGGAACTGCTCTACAGCCGGATGGGTCTCCCCGTCGATACGGCTGCATCCCAGGCGGGCGTGTCCCAGCCCGGGGTGGTTCACCTTCCAGCCAACGACGCGATCTGCGACGAATCGGAGGTGAAGCAACTCACCTCAGAAAAGAAGAAAGCAGCCATATCGAAAGGAAAGCGCGTGATGCGCTGGGACAGCGGCGGCCGCCGAAACGAGGCGCTCGACTGCTTCGTGTACGCGCTCGCTGCGCTACGTATCTGCCAGCAGCGTTTCGGGCTTGATCTCGATCTGCTGGTTGCCGCTGTCACTGGCGGCAATGAACCGGACGCTGAAGAACGGCCGCGCAAGAAATCAACCTTCTGGTAGCGAGACTTATGGCTTTCACAATCGAGCAGTACCAGGCCTTGCAGGCGGCCATCGCCGAAGGCGCGCTGTCCGTCCGCTATGCCGACAAAAGTGTCACCTACCGGTCGCTCGACGAGATGATCCGGATTCTGAAATTGATGGCCGGAGAACTCGGCCTGAATGCAAACAACGACGGCGGTCGCCGCTACACCTCATTCTCGAAAGGATATTACCCATGAGCATGCTCGACAGTCTGTTCCCTGGGTATGCCGCGAAACGATCGGACGCACGCCTGAAAAAGCTGCGCACCGAGATGACAATGGACATGCTGAAGCGTCGGTTCGAGGGCGCGGCAGGCGGCCGAAGAAATGATAGATGGCGCGCCACTGGTGCTGATGCAAACGCTGAGAACGCCCCAGCTCTAGCGAAGCTTCGGAATCGCGCTCGCGAACAACGCCGAAACAACCCATTCGCTGAGCGAGCAATCACCGGCATAGCAGATAACACGGTTGGTGCCGGCATCGTGCCATTGCCATTGGCGAGGCGCGATCGCGATGGCCTGAAGCTGGTTGATCTTTGGAAGGCTTGGGCTGAGACGACCGCTTGCGATGCGGATGGCTTAGAAAACTTTTACGGTCTGCAACACATGATCATGGAGGCAATCACCGAAAGCGGTGAGTGCCTCATTCGGCGCCGGCGCCGTTTTAGCTCAGACGGTCTGCCTGTTCCAGTCCAGCTGCAAGTTTTGGAAGCTGACTTTCTCGATGAAAGCAAGGCGATGGTCCTTGGTCTGAATGAAGTCATTCAGGGCGTCGAGTTCGATGCTCTTGGTCGACGGGTCGCCTACTGGTTGTTCGATAGACATCCTGGCTCGAACGCGGCATGGGGCTCGCTGCAGTCGTCGCGCGTGCCAGCCGAAGACGTGATTCATGTGTTCTTCCGGAAGCGGCCAGGTCAGGCGCGGGGTTACACCTGGTTGGCTCCTGTGATTCAGCGCATGAGCAAGTTCGATGAAATGGAAGATGCCGTCATGGAGCAGGCGAAGATCGCGGCCTGCTTTGCCGGTTTCATCACTAAGGACCCTGAAAATAGTCCCGCAGGCTCCACTAAGCGGCCGCCTCTCATTGATCGCATGGAGCCAGGAATGCTTCAGGAGTTGTCGCTTGGCGAGTCGGTCAGTTTCGGCACTCCACCAACCTTCAACGGTTACACGCCTTATTCCTGGCAAGCGCTGCATGCCATCGCCGTCGGCTTAGGCGTGCCTTACGAACTGCTGACCGGCGACCTCAAGGGCGTGAACTTT